AACGTAGGTAATTGCTCACCCAACCCAACTGCTCCCCAACTATATAATACATATATATATGAAAAAATATAAAAATGAATACACAAAATATAAATAAAAATAAAATGGGATTAACACCACAGCAACGTAAAGAGAAAGTTTTAAACTTAAAGACAATGCATGAAGATTATTTTCAAACAGAAGGTAAAATTAATGCATTATATATACCTAAGATGGCGTATAGACCATCAGGAAAAGATGAATTGCATGTATCATTTTTTCCTAGTGAGCTTGAAAAAGAATCAGATATATACACAGAGTTTGTAAGTATAGATTATGACTCTGAAGATCCAAAAAGAACATTATATCTTTTACATTATAATCCACATTGGAAATCTGAGTATGAACTTATTACTTCTAACTCAGGATTTCAAAGACACCTTATACCGGTTAGTGAATTAAAAGTAATAAATGATATTACTAGCAAAAATATTAAGTTGCCTTTGTTAAAAGAGAAGCTGAATCTTGGCATGCAACAAAAAAAATTAGAACTTTTTAATATAGCTGATCCAGAAGCAACAACATCATCATTAACAGTGGATAAGTTAGAAGAAATTAATCAGACATTAATAACATTAACAAAAGTAATAACTAAATTAATCAAGTAAACATGGCACAAAGCGTATTAGTAATTGCTGATTCAGGTACCGGAAAGTCTACCTCAATCAGAACATTAAATCCAGATGAGACTTTCATTATAAATATTGCAAACAAACCTTTACCATTCAAAGGCTATAAGAGTATGTATACTCAGATTAGTAAAGAAAATCCAAAAGGAAATTTAACATCAGCAGCTAGTGCTCCTGGTATTATTAAAGCAATGAAGCACGTTAGTGATAAAATGTTACAGATCAAAACTTTAGTTGTAGATGACTGGCAATATATGAGTTCTTTTGAATACTTTGACAGAGCTAATGAGAAAGGTTATGATAAGTTTACTCAAATTGCAGCTAACCTTGCCATGGTGGCAAAGTTGCCTAAAGATTTAAGAGATGACTTAACTGTAATCTTTTTAACACATTCAGAAGATTCAACTGATATAAACGGTAACAGAAAAATTAAAGCTAAAACTATTGGTAAAATGATAGATAATACTTTAACTTTGGAAGGCCTATTTTCCATTGTGCTATTTGGAAAAGTAAATAAAAATGATGATGGTGAACTCTCATATGGTTTTGAAACCCAAAACTCAGGAGAGAACACATGTAAATCACCAATGGGTATGTTTGAGGATTCTTTTATCCCTAATGACCTAGCGTATGTAAAAGCATGCATGCAAAAATATGAAGAATAATCTATTAATTAAAAATCAAAAATTATGTTAAGTACTAAAGACATGTCTGCAGGGTCAGGCAACACAAAACCAGTAATTTCAGTAGGTAATCAAAAAGTTAAAATTAATTCTATATCATTTGATCCAACACCATATGATGCTGAATCTTTTAATATTGTATTAAATGTAGAATCTGAACCTATAACAGGTGAATTTAATGGCTTCTCAAAGGATATGAATAATCCTAATAGTGAGCGTTATCTTGGCCAAGTAGGTAGAGTTAGATTTTCACAATACCCATATAAAGATGCTATATTACCATCAGGTAGAGAAATCAGTAAAGATACTGAGGTATTAAAAGGAATGGTATATTTAAGTGAAGTTCTTAATAAAAGAGAAGCCTTAGATAAAATAGAAGCAAATACTATTGAGCTTTTTATGGATGAGTGTAATAAATTATTTTCTAATAGTGAGTATATTAATGCTTGTATAGGAGGCCGTGAGTGGGAAAATAAAGAAGGTTATATAAACTTTGATTTATATTTACCTAAAATGAGTAAAGAAGGTATACCTTTAGAAGCTATAGATAAAGAAAACTCTAGGTTATTAACTTATGATGAAAATAATAAAAATCATTTAAGAAAGATTCAAACGCAAAACGCACCTACAACTACAAGCTTTGAACCAGCTACAGCTACAGGTGATGACTTTGATTTATAATTAGTTAATTTAAGTAATGATAGGGGTGTGTCTGCATAGTGTTTCCGAAAGGACCTGGCAGCACCCCTTGATTTATTTTAAAACAATACACTGAATGTTTAACACTAAAAATTTAGTAAGAGAAGGCTCAGATGTACCAAGCTACTGGGCGTTTCAGTATTATTTAAATCTATCAGAAACTTTAACAGGTCAAGATATTAAGATTAAATCTATATTTAATCCTAATGAGAAGACTCCTAGCTTTTGTATATATGTTGATAAAAACATTATGCAATATAAGTTTAAGGATTTTTCAACTGGTAAGATGGGTAACAAAACAGATTTAGTTATGGCTATGTTTGATATATCATATACAGATGCTATGAATAAAGTAGTAAATGATTATAATATACATATTAAATCTCCGGATTTTAAAGAACAAACATTTAAACCTGTAGTTAAATGGAAAATAGATTATATAAAAACTAGAGACTGGACAATAGAAGATAAAAAGTTCTGGTTGTCTTTTAGAATTGGTAAAACAGTTTTAGAAGAATATAATATAAAACCTATTGAGTACTATAATATGGCTAAAGAAGATAACGGTGAGTTTAGATCTTTACAGGTAGGTAGTAAATGGTGCTATGGATACTTTGATAAAAATAATGAAGTTTATAAAATATATCAACCATTTAGTAAAAAACACAAATTTCATAAAGTTAAACCTTATTTACAAGGAGTTGACCAATTAAAATATAACCAACCATATCTTGTAATATGCTCATCATTAAAAGATGCAATGTGTTTAAAAGGAATGGGTTATAATTTAGAAGTATTAGCACCTGATAGTGAAAATACAATGATAAAGCCTCATGTAATTGCTATACTTAAAAAGAAATACAAGAAAGTAATAACTCTCTTTGATAATGATGAGGCTGGCCTTAAAGCTGTTGAAAGATATGCTGATGCATATAAAATTAACGGTTTTGTACCAACTATATGTAAAGACATATCAGATGCTATGAAGTTACATGGTTTTGATAAGGTCCATGCAATGCTAAAACCTTTATTAAAAGAAACATTAAATAAATAATATGGAATTACACAAAGTACCCAACAATAGTAGAATAAAGATAGTTACCAAAGATAAGGTACCACCCGGAGCTCCTCCCGTTGATGAAGGAGAAGAACTTAACTTTAGATCTATAGATGGAATGTATAGTTACTGTACCAGAGACAATGGTGAAGTAGTACATTTAGTTGCATGGACTGATGTAGAAATAATTGAAGATTATGAAAAATAAAAAATGGTTTATACCAGGATCAGTACCAAGTAGTAAGAATGGCCGTAGATGGACAGGTAAATACTTTATTGCTAGCAAAACAGTAATGAATTATAGAAAAAAAGCTAAAGATTATTATGCAAAATATCATGATGAATTTAAGGCTGAACTAGCTAAACATGATTTACCAGCTAAAATATCTTTTGAATTTATAAGAGGTACACGTCATAAATTTGATTATATTAATCCTGCACAGACCGTGCAAGATGACATGGTTAAAGCAGGTTGGATTGAAGATGATAATGCGGAATTTATTCTACCTGTCTTTGAACAATATACATATGATAAATCTAATCCAGGAGTATGGATTGAAATACTAGAAGATGAAAATAATATCAAGTCAGGAATTATTACAGATAGTACAGATGATCAAAAGCAAAAACAATGAAGATGTTGAATTAGCTCTGACACTTTACAAAAATTTAGATATAGCAGATAGAAATATTACTAATAGATTAATTGCAAAAGCATTAGTCTTTGATAAAAGGGCAACCTTTTATAGTAGTATTGATACTACATATACCTATAAAGAATTATTGACATGTAACTTAACTACTCTTATAAAAAATTCTAAATCAGCAACAAATTTATATTTATCTATTTTAAAAGAAATAACATGATAGTACAAGAAAAGGTTGCTAGGACAACCAAAAGTTTAATATTTACAGAGCCCTTTTACGGGCTCTTTTTAATTGGTATCAATAAAGAATACACTGAACGTATACCTACAGCAGGTGTAAGTAAAAATGGTATTGGTATGCAGTTGACAATAAACCCTGAGTTCTTTATGAACTTAAGTGAGGACCATAGATATGGATTAATAAAACATGAGCTATTGCATATTGCATTTGGTCATTTATTATTAAGAGATCTGTATTCTGATCATAAACTATTTAATATAGCCGCTGATCTAGAAATAAACCAGTACATACTGGAAAGTAAATTACCTGAAGGTGGTTTATTATTATCAAGTTTTCCTGAATTAAATCTTCCTGTTAAAGCAGGTACTAAAAAGTACTATGAATTATTAGAAGAAGCACAAGGAAGTGGGGAATGCCCATCATTAGATAGCTTAATGGACCAGATGAAAGGTGATAGCCCATATTGTCATAGCACATGGAATGATTTTGAAGAGTTACCTGAAGCGGATAAAAAGTTAGTTCAAAAACAAATTGATCATCAACTTAAAGAAGCTACAGAACAAACTGAAAAGAAATGTGGTGATATACCAGGAGAACTTTCTGATTTAATAAGTAGACTTATGCATATTGATCCACCTACGTTTAATTGGAGAGCTTACT